TCGACGGCCGGCTGCCGAGCATTGCCTTCGGGCAACGCACGCGCCGGGTTCCTGCAACGCAACTCGCCAAGTTCATCGCGGCGAACACGACGGGAGGAAACTAAATGAGCGCGCTCGAGGTTCTCTCCTACTTGACGGACACCACGTTCACCACGGTTGTCTTGCTGACCATCGGCACGTTCGCCGCGCTGCAGTTCATCAACCGGATCGGAGGCGCCAAGTGATCGACCTCAACATCGACCGGCCGTATCACCCGGAAGCGCTGTGCGAATGCGGAGATGCCGAATGCCTCGGACCCGCGGATGCCGTCATTCCGGTGGTTGAAGCGCTGGCCGCCACGCTGCCGCAGTTGCAGTCGCCGATGCTCAAGCTCATCAAGGAGCGCAACGAAGCGCGCCGCCTGTGCGAACTCCTCGCTGGCTCTTTCCCTGACATCGCCACGCTGACCAACAAGAAGGCCATCGATGCGGCCAACGCCGAGATGCATCAGGCGCTGTGGGCTTACTGCAAGACCAAGAAGGACTGGGACAAGCGCAGCTACCAGCTCGGAGGTGAGCAATGAGCTACGAACTTGGAGACCCAGACGACCGTTGCTGCGATGAGGGCCGCGAGGCGGACATCGAGGCGCGTGACGCGGATGACTGCAGCAAGGCTTACGGCGTGCCGCATGACCCCTACGCGCATCGCACGCCGGAGGAAGAAGCCGAGTGGCTCGAGGATAAGCGCGCGGAATATGAGGCCGACCGCTGCTGCGGGCATCACTGGGGCAACATCTAAGGAGCAACAATGTGGATACTACCAAAGCAATTACACACGTCTCCCTTTGTGCCGGATACGGAGGCATTGATCTCGGACTTAGCCGAGCAATCCCAAGCCTGCGCACAATCGCTTTTAGTGAGATCGAAAGTTTCGCCTGCGCGAACTTGGTCTCTAAAATGGAAGCGGGACTCTTGGACCCAGCTCCTATCTGGACGGATCTTAAAACCTTCCCATGGTCCGAGTTTCACGGCCGCGTGGACATCCTCAGTGGCGGCTACCCGTGCCAGCCATTCAGCGCCGCCGGCAAGCGCCTCGGCGCCGAAGACCCAAGACACCTCTGGCCGTTTATCGCAGCCGGAATTGCTGCAATGCGACCAAGTGCCTGTTTCTTTGAAAACGTCGAGGGACATATCAGCCTTGGGCTTCCCGACGTGCTGCAAGACTTGGCAGGAATGGGTTACCGAACGACGTGGTGCGTGGCGAGCGCGAGTGAATGCGGCGCGCCTCACCAGCGGAAGCGGGTCTTTATCTTGGCCCACCGCAACGATGCAGGATGGCAAGCAGGGTGGCATCACGCCATTTCAAGCCAAGGGCGGGAACCACACGAACTTGCTGCATGTGGCGGCGATCAACGAGGAGCAGAAGAACTGGCCAACAGCCAATGCGCGGGACTGGAAGGATTCCATAACAGGCACGCATCCACCGTCACGGCCCAGGATGTCGGAGCAGACGCTTGGGCAGGCGGTGAGTGTGGTGCATGGCCAAGCCGCCCCGGCGAGCAGCAGTTCGCATGGGAGCCGCCAAGGGTTGTCGTGGCCAACGGCGAGAAGTCTGGACGGACAAATCAACGAATCGCTGGAGAGTTGGACTGCGAGACGGGACAGGAAGCAAGCCGAAGGAATCAATCTACATCGACCGCTTCCGATTGCGGTGATGCAGGAACAGTTCCCAACGCCACGCACATGCGACTGGAAGAGCAGTCCGAATGCGGACAGCAACATCAAGAGGATGGAAGTGGGCCAAGCAACCCTAGCGGAGTTTGTCCATGCGAAACACAAGAAGGGCGACCTTTGGAGCACGCCCCGGACTGGAGCAACGGAGAGCAGCCGACCGAACAACAAGGGCGGGATTCCGTTGGCGGATCAAGCGAAGCGGGAGCAATGGGGCACCCCAACGGCGAGAGACCACAAGAGCGGCCGCGGCAACGAGAATCGGCAATACAAGGAGCTGACGCCGATGGTGGAGAGAGCGCAGACCGGCAAGCTCAACCCTCGCTGGGTCGAGGCGCTGATGGGTTTACCCATCGGCTGGACCATGCCGTCCTGCACGTCTCCACAGACAATCGCACCGATGAGCTGCGACTCCTCGGCAATGGCGTCGTGCCTGCCACCGCAGAGCGAGCTTTCCGAGTTCTCGTTGGCGAGTTGGCCGAGTCCGAGGCTCAATGAAAATCAACAAACTGAAGAGTTGGGCCTTTTGTGGGCTGAGAACGGCTTCAAGCAACCAAAGACGCGCGGCGGCAAGGCTCGCGCCAACGGATCAACCTTTGACGTGACACTAGAAACTGCAGCACGCGGCGTGGCCGCAATGGAGGCAACCACATGACCACCCACGACATCGACCTTGTCACGCAATGGCTCGCCGCGCGAGACAACGAGAAGACCGGCGCCAAGGTGTATCACGGCGAGCGGCCGTGTTTGCCGGCGGCTGCCATGTTGGCGGTGGCTGAACGCATCTGGAGGAAGCGCGCACGGTGATGACCTTCAAGCAGTGGCGAGCGTGCGGACGGAAGCGGCGGTTTCACACTGCGGCACAGGCGCGTCGCTGTCAGCCGATGATGACCGTCTACGAGTGCAAATATTGCGGCCGCTACCACCTGACCAAGGGAATCGACTGGTGGGCCAAGCACATCCTGCAGCGGAGGCTTGCGGCTTGAAGACGGCGCCCCTGCTTTGCGCTTGGCCGGTCGCCCACAACGAGTGGCGCGTCCAGTCACGCATCGGTGCGGCGTCCAAATACCTGCGCTCCGGGTTGAAGCTTACGCGCTGCGCCTGGGCAATTTGTGGCGGGCATCTGGTCATCTTCAAGGTCATCGGCGGCAAGGCTGACGCTCAGAGGGTGATGGCGAATGTGACCCGCTATCTGAGGGAGAATTTTACAGAGAGGGCAATTCACGAAATGCCCCGCAGAGGCACTTTGATTTCCTGACTATGGCAAGACCGCGGACGACATCTAAACCACGCAATTCGACCAACCGAAAGAAGGTCGAAGTGATCACCACCGAAGACGGCCGCGAGATCGTCAAGGTGCAGGGCACGACCGGCATGGAAGTGCCCGAGGCCAAGGTTGAGAAGATTATGGCGGCCCACGTTGCCGGCGTTCCTGTCACTCAGATCTGCCGAGCCTATAACTGCAGCTACCACACCGTGGTTGCCTTGGTGCGAAACCGCCCGGAGATGCTCGAGAAGGCACGACAGATCGCGGCGAACAACTGGAAGACTTTGGCAGCGATCGGCACGGCGGAACTATTTGAGCGCCTGCCGGATATGAAAGACCAAGCCCTCAGTGTGCTGTCTGCAATCGCAAGCGAGAAGATGGAGTTGCTATCGGGCAACCCCACGCAGCGTGTCGAGCATGTGATGGCGCCTGCGGCTGATGCTTGGCAGGACTTTGTGTCAGGGCTGAGGAGCGCGCAGGTGATCGATGTGACTGCGGAACGGGTGGATTTACCGGTCGGCTCAGAAGGACGCGAGGCGCAAAAGGCCGCTGCTCTGCCGGCTGCTGCTATTGAGATTGAGACTGGCTCTACAGAGGAAAGCGAGAGATGAGCCGCAAACCGACCAAGTCGTTAATGCGACAACAGAGTAGAGCTGCTGCACATGAGAGTTATTGTATGTGGTTATATGGGGGCGGGCGGGGTCTGTCGTTATCAATGTCACATAACCCCCGCACCGATAGCGACTTACGAAATTTTCACTAAAACACTATGACAATCATCGCAGAAGATTCCCCGCAATACCTCTTTGATGTCAAGGAGATATGCGAATTGCCAGAGCTGCAGGAGCGTCAAATAGACGTTGGAGTCCTTGCTGAGTCGAAGTTGGCTACAGAGGCTATTAGCCGTGGATATGTTGCGTGGTGGCCAATGGGACACGCGCAGAAAGCTGACGTGTGTCTTTGGAAGCCACCGAGCCGCCCGGTGACCGTGCAGGTGAAAAATGCACAGTGGAAAGGGCACAAGGAGCGTGGCTACTGGCAGTGCTACGTTGCATCAAAGCGCGGAGGAGCGGCCAACCTCAGGGGCGGTGATGCATACCGCAAGTATGCGGCTGGAGATTTTGATGTTTTGGCAATGTATGTGCCCACGGCCAACGCCTTCAAGTTTTGGCGTCTTACAGACATTTCTGGACAGCTTTGCTTGTCCATCACCGACCTCTCAACCCTCAACAACTGGCACGTCATCGAAGACGCGCTCAAAGCCTAACCTATGATCAAAGACATCCTCACCAAAGCAAAGTCAGCAATCAGCCAACCCATCAGTCAACCCGCCCAGGTTGTCGCCGCGGAACCCGCCAAGCCAGCGCCCAAAGCCGAAATTCCCTCGCCCGCCAAGGCGCTTACCCCCAAGGAGCAGGCCGAAGAGACCGCCAAGCAGGTGGGCTACAATTCCGGCGATGAGGTCGGCGCCGTGATCTGCCGCCATCAGCCTGCCCGCCACCCTCACCTCCTGTTCGTCGAGGTGCCAGACTGGTCGGTCCCGGTGCGCTGCTGGGTAAAGGACGCCGCTAGCTGGATGCCGGCCAACCCGCCGTACAACCGCCTCAAGGCGCGCTACACCGGCATGGCCTCGGTCGAGGGCGATCTGATCTTTGAAAGCAGCGATGTCAGCCGCAAATCCCGCCTCCTCAAAGCCCGATGAGTGTAGCCGCTACCAACTACGTCTGGACGCAGTCGCCCGCGGAAGGCGCCGACCGGCTTGTCCTACTGGCTCTGGCGGATTTCGCCGATGAGGCGGGCAACTGCTTCGGTTCATGGGGCAAGCTCGAGGAGAAGACCCGGCTGGCCCGCCGCACAGTTGCCGACTGCCTGCGCCGCCTGCAGGAGTCCGGCGAGCTGGTGCTGGTGACCAAGGGCAGCCGGAAGGTTGCCGGCAGCGGTTTGCAGGCCAGCATCTGGACCATCCCCGGTGTGGCCAAGATGGGTGCAGGAAATGCACCTAAGTCTGGGAGATGGGTGCAGGAAATGCACCTAAGTGGTGCAAATGCTGCACCCAAGTGGTGCAATCCCTGCACCCCAACAATAGATAACGATAAGAAACGAAATAATAGCGCTGACGCGCCCGCTCCGGCGATTCCATCGCCTTCGCCACCTTCTTCGGAAAAGGAAGCCCCGAAACCCAAACGCGCCACCGCTCCCAAATTCGACCCAGCATCCTTGCCCCTGCCTCACGGCCCCGGGTTCGCTGCGGTCTGGGTTGATCTGATTGAGCACAAGCGCCAGAAGCGATCGCCCCTCACTGAGATTGGCGCCCGCCGACTCCTCAAGCAATTAGCCGAGTTCAACGAGCGCGATGCGGTTGAAAAGATGGAGCGCGCCATCGTCAACAACTACTCCGGCGTCGTCTTCCCCGACGAGCTGCAGAAGCTGCGCCAACAGCGCCAGCCGATCCCTTTGCCTGTGCAAGGCCAACCCAAGCAGTCCGCCCTCGAGCGCTCCCTCGCCGAGATGCGCGAACAGTTCGCAAAGGAGAACGCAGCATGACGCAACCTCTTTTTGCCATAGAGGACGGCGAGCACTCCGAGGTAACGGCGGGCGGATCAACGCTCATGACCAGCCGCGACCTTGGGGAAATCAGTGAAAGTAAATTTGAATTGCGCGCGTCAGAGCTTGGTTGGCTTGTCGCGTCCCCGCGCGGAACTAACCGGGATTTCGATGCTATTGTTATGCGGCGCGGCGGAAGGCCCATAGTCGTGCAAATTAAGCGCAGCAACGTTGTGCAAGGCGCTGATAGCAAAAGCTACGCCATCAATTGCAGTCGTCGAACACTCAAAAGCGGGACGTGCAAGAATGTTTTGTACGATGAAAACGCATTCGACGTTTTAGCCGCGCACTTGCCGGACATTGACAAATGGATGTTTTTCACGCGCTCAGAGTTGGGTTCTAGGCAAAAAACTACCTATTGCCCTCCAGATTTTAGGCAAAACAAGCGCAAAACTCATTACGGAACACACGGCGAGCTTATGTCTGACCGCAACCCCGACAACTGGGAACTCCTCGACCAAGTCGCAGCTATGCATTCGCAAGAATCTGCAGGGGTATCCCAGCAAATGTCCCACCCCATCCTTAATACTCCTTAAATATTTATGAAACCCGCCAAAAGCACCAAAAAGGCGAGCGCCCGCAAAGCGCCGAAAACCAACCTCGAAGTCAACGTCGAATACGTCGAACAAATCGCCGACGAAAGCATCGCCACCATCATGGCCCTGCGCGCCCTCGTCCGCCAACTCGCCACCGAACTCGAGGAGGCCCGCAAATGACCCTGCACAACGGCAAAACCTTAGCCCTCGAATATGAACCCACTGGTCCACTGTTTGGCCGACTCATGCTTGAGGCTCAGTCAATCAACGCAGCGTGCGACCGTTTTCTGGCCAAGCGCGGTCTGATCACCCAGCCATCGTTCCGCAACTCCGACTTCATCTTTGGCCGCGGCAAACGGAGGGCGCGCAAATGAGCGCGATGATCCCTGACCTGGTTGTCGGCTCGGTCGGCTTCGGCAGCAACTTCGCGGACAACACCGCCTCGCTGGAGTCGCAGGTCCGCGAGCTGATTCGCTCCAACAATCGCCTCATCCGCGTCATCAACCGCTGCGTCAAGCCCAGCAACGAAGTCGCCAACGAGGCGCATGACGCCATTGAGGAGGCCACCGCAATCCGATGAGCCTTCCCTACGAGCAGGCGCGCGCCATCGTTCAGGCCCGCCACTTCCTGACCGAGCTGGGCACCCCGGGCAAAATCAAGCGCATCCCCGCCGAGATCCGCCGCGAGGCCCGCGCCCGCCTCAAGCACATGCCCATGTCGTGGGATATCCCACGCATCGCCGAGGATCTGGGCGCCTTGCAGAATATGGAAAAGCTGGAAGAGCACTACCGGCAGGCATTTTGGGAGGAAGTGAAACGATGAGCGCCGGCAAGGGTGACCAACCGCGCCCGGTCAACGGCAACCGCTACCGGGCCAATTACGAGCGCATCTTCGCCAAAGAAGACTCCCTCTCCGACATCCTCACCAAGGTCCGCGAGCAGTTCCCGTATCCCACCTGGATCTGCCGCCCCTGCGGCGAAGCCCACGGCCGCTCCACGGACGGCCGGCTTGTTGCGACCTACCACCAAGGCACCTGCGATATTTGCGGAGAGTCCGCATCGGTGACCGAACCCCGCGATTTCGGCCATCTAAAAAAATGGCCCATCCTCCCAAAAAATCCTTGACCCTCATGCCAACAGTTGCCAACATATGCCTACAGATCACGCCACGACAGAAAGCCGTAAAACGTCATGGCCACTGAGCATCAACCACCACCGCCCAAGGAACACCACATCACGCCATGGTTAGAAGAAACATTTCGCTTAGTCGATGCAGCCTGCGACCGCTGGGAGCGTCGCCGCGCGCGGCTCGCCCGGAGGAAGGAAGAAAATGAACGCGCTCATTCTGACCTACCTCGCGCTGATCGTCCTGACATTCATTGTCATAGTCGTTCTGGAAAACAATGACGACGGAGGCGCCGCCTAAAATGAAGCGCACCGTCCCACAAAGCCCCGCCGTTGAGCAAGCCGTGCTCGGCAGTCTTCTCGCCGACCCCAAGCTCATCGACGAGATCGCCGCGCTGCACGCCGATTTGTTTTACACGCCCGCGCATCGTTTCATTTTTGAGACCATCACCGAGATCCGCGGCGAAGGCGGCACACCGAACCTCATCGCCACCACCCAGCGCATCGATGCCGCGCACAAACTCAACTTTGTCGGCGGCGCCGGTGCCCTCACCGAGCTGCTCTCCCAGTCCGCCGGTGGACCCGCAGGCGTTGAATACCACGCGCAAACCCTGCGCGATCTCCACGCTCGCCGCCGCATCATCGATGCCAGCGTCGCCATGCAAGCCGCCGCCCAGGACATGGCCGCGAACGCCGACAGCGTCCTCCAGCAAGCCGGCGAGTCCGTCCTCAGCCTCTCCCTCACCACCGCCACCGACTCCATGCGCGCCCCCAGCGCCATCGTCCCGGGCCTCCTCGAAGAGCTGGAGAGCCTCATGGCCGGCGGCAAGAAGCTCGGCCTGCAGACCGGCATCCGCGATCTGGATCAAGTCACCGGCGGACTCCGTGGAGGTCAGCTCACCATCATTGCCGGTCGCCCCGCCATGGGTAAGAGCGCGCTCATGCTCAACATGGCCGACAACATGTCCCGCCGCGGCGTGCCAGTCGTCTACTTCTCCCTCGAGATGCCCGCCACCGAGTTGGCCGCGCGCGTAGTCCTCGGCCGCGCTGAGACCAACACCGAGATCATCCGCAACGGCTTCCTCACCGCCAGCATCAAGCACCGCATTTTTGACGCCGCCACGCAATTTTCCACAGAACCCCTCTATGTGGACGATCGTGGCGGCCTCACCCTCTTAGACATCCGCGGCCGCGCCCGCCTCGCTGTCCGCCGCTGGGGCGTGAAGTGCATCTTCGTTGATTACCTCCAGCTCGTCAGCCATTCCGGCGCCCAGTCCCGCGAAAATGAGGTCGGCTTCGTCTCTCGCGGCCTCAAAGCCATGAGCATGGAGTTGGGCATTCCCGTAGTCGCCGCCGCCCAGGTCAACCGCCAAGCCGAGAACCGCAGCGACAACCGCCCAAAACTTAGCGACCTCCGCGAATCCGGCAGCATCGAGCAGGACAGCGACATTGTTTGCTTGATTCATCGCCCCGCGTATTACGCCGTGCAAGACGAGGAACCGGAAGTCCAAGACGCCGAGCTGATCGTGGCGAAGCACCGCGCCGGCAGAACCGGCACACTCAACCTCACATGGCGTCCCTCGCTCACCCGCTTTGAAGGCACCGCACCCGCGGGACGCACATCCGACAGCGATGGCTCCGTCTACGCACCATCGCCGAAATTATGGGAGGCGCTGAACGAATGATCAACTCCCGCCAGAAAGGCGCCAGCTTCGAGCGCGAAGTTGCCAAGGCATTGACCGCCGAAGGATTTCCGGCCAAGCGGGGCGCGCAAGTCAGCCAAGGATCTTGGGGGATCAGTGCGCCCGACGTGATCGTGCCCTGCTTGCCGGATTGGCACTTTGAGTGCAAGCGCCACGGCCGCGCGCGGTTTGACCTGGACGCCGCGGTTGCACAAGCGCTGCGCGACGGCAAGGGCGCAAAGACCGCCGTCATCCATCGCAAAGACCACTGCGAGATGCTTGTCACGATGACCTTCGGCCGCTTCACCGACATGCTGCGCAACTCGGATGACGTGGAGCCGTTGAGCAATGTCGGAGAAATTTTGTAGTACCAACCAAAACCAACAACCAACCACATAACATGCCAAATAAGACCCTAACCACACCCGTGGGCATCGCCCGCTATCCTCACCTCAATCGCCCGGACACCAAGTTCGACGACGTGGGAGTGTTCAAAGTCAACCTCGAGCTAACCGCCGAGGAAGCCGAGCCGTTCATCAAGCAGGCCGAGGAGCTTTTCTCCGCGTTCGTCGCCGAGAAGAAAGCCGAGCTGAAAAAAGACAAGCTCAAGCTCCACGCTGCGCCGTGGGAAGACAACGACGGCCTCGTCCAGCTCAAGCTCAAGGTCAAAGCCGTGGGCAAAGACAAAGCCGGCGAGACGTATAGCCGCGCTCCGAAGCTCTTCAACGCCTCCGGCGACATCATCACCGATAACATCGGCGGCGGCAGCAAGATCCAAGTCGCGGTCGTGCCCTACTGCTGGTACACGGGCACGCTCGGCGCTGGCATCACGCTGCAACCCAAGGCCGTCATGGTGCATGACCTCGTCACCTGGGGCGATGGCGGCAGCGCCGTGGCCTACGGCTTCGACGTGTCCGAGGCCAAGCCCGCCGCACGCAAGACCGGCACGGACGACGAAGAGATCACTTGGTAATTCTTATGCCCAAGAAAAACACCACAACCAAATCCACAAGGGGGGCGGCAAAACGCCGCCTCCCTTCGGCCAAAGCCGCCAAGCCCGTTGAGCCGGATCGCTTCACCGAGGACGGACGCAAAATCGTACGCCTCGAAAAGACCCGCGCCCACCAGAAGTATCCGCTGAAGGACGGCACCGACGTTCCCGGCGCCTCAACCATCGCCAAAATCGGCGAGGACAGCAGCGGACTCATCCACTGGGCATGGAAGCTCGGCATGGACGGTCAGGATTACCGCAAGGTCCGCGACAAGGCCGCCGACATCGGGACCATCGCGCACTTCCTCATTGAGTGCTTCCTCCACAACCACGTTGCCGACCTCTCCGAGTTCAGCCCCGCGGATGTCGAGAAAGCGACCATCGCGTTCAACAACTTCAAGCGCTGGTGGGATGAGGAAGGCTTAACCGTAATCGAGCCGGAAGTGCAATTGGTCTCCGAGGAATACCTCTTCGGCGGAACCATCGATGCACCCAGCCGCGACCGCGACGGCAAGATCGTCTTGCTGGATTGGAAGACATCCAAAGCCATCGTCGGCGCGCACAAAGTCCAGCTCGCTGGCTACGAGCAACTCTGGAACGAAAACCGCCCCGACATGAAAGTCCAGCGCCGCGGCATCGTCCGCATCGGCAAAGAATCCCCGGACGACTTCGAGGTCGCCTGGATGTTCTCAGCCGAGCCGTTCTGGAAGGTCTTCCAAGCGCGTCTCAACCTCCACTACGTCCAGCTCATGGCGAAGAAAGCCGCCTAAATGCCCCCGCGCAGAACCATCGCCATCGTCCGCAAGAAGCTCGGCCGCGAAAAAGCGGACGGCATGACTCTGGG